ATGATCAACGTGCGTATTCAAGTGCAAGACATCCAGAAAGGCGAAGAGTTGATCGAACAGATTTATACTCGCATGGAGTGCGCACCTTATGACGACTAATACGCCCGACCGCTACCACACATCCCAGACCGCCACGTGCGCCGTATGCAACTGGCAATGGCGAAAGACACTACACCCAACGCGCAACGTCCACGAGCCGGTGGACTGCCCAAAGTGCGAGCGGGATAGGCGGATGGCAGAGTTGAACCGCGTGCTGAACGTTAACAGCGATTTGAAGGGAAAGCAGTGAGCGCATCACCGCCGAAATTCGACCGCACGCCGCCGCAGAACATCGAGGCTGAACGCTCTACCCTGGGCGCCATGCTGCTCAACCCCGACGCAGTAAGCACCGCAATCGAGGTCTTGCGTGACAAGGGAGGCGATGTCTTTTACCTGGAGCCGCACCAGCACATCTACAACGCGATAGCCACGCTCTACGCGGCAAACAAGCCCTGTGATGCCGTCATCCTGATCGGGCAACTACAGCAGGCAGGCACCTTGGACGCAGCAGGGGGCGCCAGCTACCTCGCAGAACTCACGCGCGCCGTCCCTACCTCGGCCAACGTCGAATCCTATGCGCAGATAGTAAGAGACTGTGCCACCCTGCGCGACGTGATTCAGACTGGCACGCGCCTGGTCAGTCAGGCTTACGCCGGGGAGATGCCGGCAGAAACCCTGCTCGACAATGCAGAGCGTGAAATGCTGCGCCTCTCGCGCATCACCAGTTCCTCCTCGCTGTGGGGTATGGATCACATCGCAGCCGATGCCGCCTCGCGCCTCATCGAGAGCGCGCGCCACCACAGTACCATCACCGGAGTCGCGACAGGCTACAAGCGCCTCGACGCCATCCTGGGGGGCTTTCAGCCGGGGGACTACATCATCCTCGCCGCGCGTCCCTCGGTGGGCAAGACGGCGGTCATGCTCAACTTCCTGCTCAACGCTGCACATAGCAAGAAACGATGTGTCGTTTTCTCGCTGGAGATGTCCAAGGAAAGTCTTGGGGGGCGCCTCATCTGCGCCGAGGGCCAGATACCCGCGCGCGATCTGGTCGGGAATGGGTTGCACTACATCCCCGTCATCGAGGCCGCGCGCGATCGTCTCGCGGTCTTAAAGCTGCTGATAGATGATTCTCCAGTGCTGGGCGTTAGTGAGCTGCGCTCTGCCGCCCGCCGTGCTGCTGCTCAGGGATTGGACCTGATAGCGATCGACTATTTGCAACTCATGCAGGGCGACCGGCGCGCGGAAAATCGACAGGTGGCCGTCGCCGGCATAAGCAGGGAGATTAAAGGGATTGCGCGCGAGCTTGGCGTCCCGGTGTTGGTGCTCTCCCAGTTAACCCGCGAGGCGGACGGCGACGGCGCGCCGCGCATGTCCATGCTGCGCGAGTCTGGTGCGCTGGAGCAAGACGCCGATGTCGTGCTGATGCTCGCGCGCGAAGAGGCAACGCTAAAGCTGCACGTCAAGAAGCACCGCAACGGCGCGACGACCAGCGACGGCGACCCGGTAATTCTTCACTTCGACCGCGCCACACAGCGTATCTTCGATGTGGTCAACGGCCAGGTACAACGCGAGGAGCCCGAAGCGCTCCCTCGGCGCATCCAGGTGGCGAATGACTTCGACGGCGACACATACAGAGAGGACGGCGACCTGTTGCCAGTATCGCCGCCCTCGGTGGCTTGCGCGCCCTCATATGATGAGGACGATATAGATTTCGATCTAGGGTTTCTTACTCGTCGGTAAGCCGTGAGCCTTCACCGCGTCGAGGATGACACATAGTCCGTTGCTCATCACGCCGCGCTTGAGCGGGTCGTATTGGCGCAGGATGGCGCGCTCCTCTTCGGTTAGGTGGAACTGGGAGAGTAATCCCTTGCTGCGCGTGGTCGATGTCGGGCGGTCTGTGCTCATTGTACGGGCTCCAGGTCTGATTTGAGATACACAAAAGCAGGGCGGATACAGTCATTCCAGATCGGCGAGGCGTCTGCCACCAGCACGCGATCGCCCCGGTCCTCAACGAACAAGAAGCGATCGTTCTCCTCGTGAATGTCGGGCGTCTTGAACTTGTATAAGGTGCTCATTCGGTGGGCTCCTCGGTGGTGGCCGGGGATACGGTCCAAACCGAATATGGCGCAACGCTGGACGTATACGCGGTCCCGTCGTTTGTGGTGAAGTGGGAAGGCATTCCAGCCTCGCGGAGTGCGTCCCTTGCACAGTCCGCTTCTATGACGCGGTGAATCTCGGGGCGGGTGGTGTGGCGGACATCGCTAAGGGTTACAGTGTAGGCTTTCATCGTCTCATCTCCATTTGTTGTGGTGGCGTCCATGGCCGCGAGGGCGGCTCGGGCTGCTGCCATGAATACATCTGGATCGTGCGCCTTGTTTGACTGCCACGCGCCAACATGCACTACAGCAGCGCGCAACGCTTCCACTATCGCGGGAACTGCACGCAAGGCGCGCGCGTTGTCGGGGAAGCCGCTGGATTCTTCGCTCGCGGCGAGGTCGGTGAAGAGGTGGGGATTCATATTGCGAACTCCTCACCTGTTGGGCATCCATACCGATCCTCGTGCGAAAAACCATCATAAAACGCTTCGCGGGCGGCGGCGGAAGGGAATGATAAGGGCGGGGCGTAATCATCGCCCTCGCGGCACCACATAGCACCACGAGTGAACCATTGCATGAGATGAGGCGCCAATGTCTCCTCGTTTGTGTATAGGTGGGGATTCATATTGCGAGCCTTTCTAGTTCGTTTTGGTATCCTGCCGCAACTTCCAGCATGAACGGGTGGTCATGTGTCATAACCTCGCCGGTAATCCCGTCGCGGAATTGCACCAAATCCAAGGACACCCCGGCGCGCGCTGCCAGGATGCCGGAGCCGTAAAGGGTGGGCGCTGTGTAAATGTCGCGCATGGTGATCGGTTTCATGCTGCGCCCCTTAGTTGATGCGGTAAATGTAATAGGTGATGATGTCGCCTTCGGTATCTTTGCCTTCCTGCTCGGTTTCGCAGCCGTCGTAGGAACTCAAGCTATGCCCGCGCCCGTCGCTGCGCGCGTCACGCTTCCAGGCTTCACGGTCGAAGTATGGCCCGTCCGCGCCTTCTACGCAGTCGTCGAGGTAATTTTCGAGCGAATCATCCCAGGCGCGATCGGCTTCGTCGTCATCCAGGACCATATACTCGCCGCTGTCGGTCCATTCCGTTGTTCTGCGGTCGGTGATGTCGCCACCATCAAACGCTTCGCACAAAGTTTCCTCATGGGGCGTCGAGGTCTTGTATTTGTTGGCTTCGTCGCTAATGAAGTAAAGCGCGTTCACGAAGTCGTGAATACCGCGATTGACTGCCTCCGGCTGCTGTGCCCGCGCCACTCGCTCTATGGTGTGGTATCCGATTCTGTTAATCTCTGCGCGCGTCCAATCTTCCGCCGCAATCATGAACGTGCGCCCGGGGAGATTGTTGTGTGCGTTGCTCTCGGGGTGAGGTTCAAAGAATTCCAACTTCCCCAGCGTTTCCCGCACGAACGCTGCCAGCTTGCGCGCTTCCTCGGGCGACGTGCCGCGCTTGACCTTGCGACGATTCAGCACAAAGGTCTTGCTGTTGTACCCTTCGCTCAGGGCGTCAGGGCTGCAATCAAGGTGTGCGCACAGCGCGCGCACGCGCCCCGCGTTATCCTCATCGTGTCCCGCGTCCGTGATTTCTTCGATGGTGTAGTTTCTGGTAGAATCTGCGTTGCTCATCTCTCGATCTCCTAGTTTGTTTGGGTGAGCTGCCCCGCGTGGCGTCGCATGCTGCGCGGGGCTCGTGTTTCTAGTGTCATTATAGCCGCATAACGCGTACCTGTCAAGACACTTAACGTATAAAGTTGCGCGGGTGCTTTTCTTCGCCCTCTCATTGCTCCAGGGTGGCCAAGTTTGGGCTTGGAAGGGCGACGAGTAGCAACCCATTCCGTACTACTCGCGCGAAAAAGGCGCGTCATCTCCGCGCCATCTCCGCGTCATCTCCGCGTCATCTCGCGCGCAAAAACCACCTGCTAACCACACGCCAGCGACACGCTAACCACTTGAAAGCGACACGCCAGCGACACGCCAGCGACACAAAACGCGCCGTAAGTGCAACAAAATCAACAATCCGCGCGCGCAACGTTGGCGACAATCTCCGCGCAACTTTGTCGACAATCTCCCGCGCAAAAACCACCTGTCAACCACCCTCTTACTCTTATTCTAAAGATATAAGAAAGAGTATATGGGGTAGTTTAGGGTAATCGCGCGAGCCGCCGCCGCCCTCCTGCGGGCCACGCTACGCGCCCGCCGAGGTCGTCAGCGACCAGCGCTCGACGGCGCTCGGAGAGGGTCAGGAAGGGCTTGAATTGATATTGATAACGCGATATTATTAACACATGCCAAGACCGCGCATACGAATCAACCCAACCAACGAGGCGCTCACGGCGGAAGAGCGTCGAAGGATGGCGCATACCCGGCTCCGGCATGTACCGGGCCGCGTGCATGCCCTGCGTGCCCTCGGCAGCATCGAGGACGCTGAACCCGCCACCCGTCGAGCTATCGAACTCTGGGCCGAAGGTGTGAACCCCTGGCGCATCGCCGAGGACACCGGCGTCCCGCTGGAGCACCAGCGCGCCCTGAGCGAATCCCCGGCAGCGAAGGCACACTACGCCGCCCACCGTGCCGAGGTGGACGCGGCCCGCGTGGCCCTTGGTGCTTCGGTGCCATGGCTCGACCTGTGGCGCGCCATCAAGGACCGCTGACGCCCTCAGTCAGCCCCGCGCAGCCCCTCACAGACGCCTATTATCAGCAGATGATAACAAGCTAGCCCGTATTCATTGGGCAAAACGACCAACCGCTACCAATGACGCACAAAACGCGCCCCGAGCGCCCATCCCTGGCCAGCATCGAAGGCCGAAGGATGCCCACGGCCAGCACTGCGCCAGTTCGCCGGCAACCCTGCGCCCGCTTCGGAGCGATGACCAACCCCACCTGCGACGACCACCGAAGGCGCGACCCACTGCGGCGCCCTCGCCACCCGCCCGCGCCCGACCCGCGACCGGGGGCAGGGGGGACGCGGCCACTCACACCTCAGTACATCCCACCCCCTCCAAATTTTTGTACCTCGCGACAAACGTCTTGACATCGACGCGACGTTGGGTTTACCATTCCGGCATGGCCAAGACACTCGACACATCGCACGCCACGAGCATCCTCGACCTGCCGCCACTGTGGGGCGAGGTAGCGAGCCTTGCGGGGACGGTTCCGCTGGTGGACGTAGCGACGCTTGCCGGGTACTTCAAGCGCCCGAAGAAGGAGATTGAAACCATCCTTGCGCACCCGCTGGTAGCCGAGCACGTGGAGCATCTCAAGGCCGAGATTTCGCTTCGACTTGGCAGCGAAGTGAACACCCTGACGGAAGCGCGCAGCTTGGCGATCAAGGGCATCAAGGACCGCCTTGAGGACGCGAAGGACATTCCCTTGTCGGCGTTGACGCGCGTGACACAGTTGCTTTTCGAGCACCATCCTGACCGCCGTTTCCAGAAGGTCGAGCAGCGCGAGCAGAAGACCTTGGTGGAGCACACGATACGCGAGCATGCCCTTGACGGGCTGAAAGCGCGTGCGTTTGAGAACTTCTCCCGCAAGCAGATTTCGGCGACGGTGAGCGATGTGAGTGCGAGCTTCGAGCAGATTGTGGATGTCTCTGACGAGGACGTTTTGGAGGACTTTTCGGAGTCTGGGATGAACGCGATCGAGGCGTCACTTGCCAGCCAGGGTGTTCTGTGATGAGCAAGCAGCGCCTTCTTGCATGGGGAGCCAAGGTTGACGAGGCATTTCGTGCTCGCGTGCTGTTGATGGCGACGCGGCTTGGTTGTGATGCGAGTCACCTGATGGCGTGCATGGCATTCGAGACGGGGGGACGATTCTCGCCCTCGATTCGCAATTTTGCGGGGAGTGGTGCGACGGGCCTGATTCAATTCATGCCTCAGACGGCGGCGGCGTTGGGGACGAGCACAGAGGCTTTGAGCAAGATGTCTGCGGTCGATCAGTTGTCGGTTGTGGAGTCGTACTTCTGGCCTCGTCGTGGGAAGTTGAAGAGCCTTAGCGATGTCTACATGGCGATCTTGTGGCCTGCTGCGGTAGGGAAGCCCGAGGACTTCGTGCTGTTCGACAAGCGCGACGCGCGCTTCCCGAAACGCTACGTTCAGAACGCGGGTTTGGACCTGGATCGCAACGGCAAGATCACGAAGGGTGAGGCGACGGAGAAGGTGCAACTTTGTCTTGAACGTGGCCTTCGCCTGCACGCCACGACGTACTTTACGAACTAGGGAAGGGCACGATCTTGAAGAAATTCATCCTGCAACACAACGGCGAAGGTGGCGCGACGGGCGTGAAGGTAATTTGCGCCGACGAGGTTCATACGACGAGCACGGGCGGTCTGGTGTTTGTGATTGATGGCGCCGCTGTCGCCTTCTACTCGACCTACGCGGTCTGCTCGGAAGAGTCGTTTGCGCTGGAATGCGAAGCGCAGACGGCGGCGTGGCTTGCGGCTCAGGGCGAGTGAACTCGCAAGTAATTTTTGCAAGTTGAATGACTTCGGCGGTGCGGCGTGGACGGACACGCCCGTAGTGGCGGCTAGCGATAAAAAAAGCCACTTGTAGGCTGGCAGGGTTAAAGGAATCGGAGCCTTTCCTAATGCCAGAGCCGGTATCAAGCCCGACCACCGCCACCAATCTTGCTTAGGGATGGGACTACCCGTCCGGCAAGTTAGGCCGAGTGCGTAGCGCAAAGCCACGCCGGGGACAAGGGGCTACATGCCCCGTTCGATGGGAAGCAGGACGCAACCCTGAGACTTACCCGGCACATAGTTGAATCTCGCGGGATAGCTCAGTTGGCAGAGCAGTGGACTCATAATCCGCAGGCCATCGGTTCAAGTCCGATTCCCGCTACCAAAATCACTCAACCCTCCGCGTAGTTGAGATCCTGCTCGTGCCGTGGTGGCCTGAACTGTTTTCAGGTCTACCACGGCACCTATGGAGAACACAATGGACATTGCAGACATCCTATTCGACCTGGCACGTGCGCTGTTCGCTTTGGCGTTTCAGTATGGCGGTGCTGGACTGTGGCAAGCGCTTCTGTTGTGGTTCTCAGGAGTCGCGGCATGAACGAGTTGTTTGACACCCTACTCATCCCTGTACTGGTTGCAGGACTCACGGCAATCCCTGGCACAGCATGGTACGCAACGCAGCGCTGGCTCATTCGCAAGGGCATTGACCTCGTGGTGACGATGGCGGTATCGAAGGTGGCATCTGAGCGCGTTCACCCCTTGAAGCTGGAGAACAGCGAGTCGCCTGACATTCGTCGCTACGACCTGCTTCCAGACCAAGCACGCATGGTGATGGGCGAAGCGAAGAACGAAACGCTAAGTATCGCCAAACAAATCGACGCCAACAAGTCATGGTACAAGCCAGCGATCGCCCCGAAGATTGCTAAGGACTTGTCAAAACTTGAGCCCGTAATTGAGCGCGTGGTGCAGGCGAGAAAAGGCCGCAAGCCCCTCGGCCCAGGCAAGGGCTTCTCATGACGGGGGAGCAGATCGGGATCATCCTTGCAGTGCTGTCATTACTTGCAGTGCTGCTGACGCATCTTGTGATGGTGGCGAAAGCATGGGGCAGCTTCAAGACGGTGATTGACAGGCTAGACATTGGGCTGGGAAAGCTGGAGCGCCTCACCGAAGCCTTGTTTAACAAGACGGAAGAGCACGGCAATCGACTCACGGCAGTGGAGAAGGTGCAGGAAATTGAGCGCCGTTCAGCCGAGAGGACGCATCACTGATGGCTGTTGTGATTACACACGCGGAACGTAGCAATCGCCTGCGCGACATTCGCGGGCTGATTGACTCGTGTGTGCGACAGTCGGACAATCTCGGTCGCCTTGAAGCGAGCATGATCCTTGAGCAGCAGTCGTTGAGCACAATCAACACGGCAATGCAGGGTTTTCTCACGCAGTTGGACGCCACGATTACGAGCATCGGCACACAGCTTTCGGGCTTGAGCACGGTTCATCGGGCGCATGTTACTGCCGGGATGCCCCCACTTAACTCAGCGCTGCAACTCATCAAGTGCGACAACGGGTACAGCGTCATTCAGCCGTTGGACGCGAGCAACTGGGCGACAGCCTTCGCTGACTCTGACGTGGTGGCGCTTACCAACTGCGAGGATGCCGGCAATGACGGCATCTATCAGGTGGCGCTCGCTGGCAGCGGAAGCAGCCAGGCAGAACTGATTCAGCAGCCCCTACTCGACGCCTCGACGGGGTGGACGGTGGGGACAAACTGGGCCATCTCTGGTGGCAAGGCTACGCACACGGGCGGCGCGGTGCAGGCACTCGCCGTGCTGACTGCCGACATGGTAGGGGGAACCTACGTCAGTGGCGCCCCCTACATCGCCACGATTACCGTATCGAGCGTGAATGCCAGCAACGGCGTAACGATCGAATGCGGTACGGGCATGACTGACATGACCATCACTGCCAACGGCACGTACACCTTCCTGTTGAAGAGCGATGGCATTGGCATTTCGATTGCACCGACCTCGGGCTTCACCGGCTCGGTAGACGCACTTTCTTTGAAGCGGGTGCTGGGTATTTCCCTTGCATCTGCCATTTCCGTAACGAACAGCGCAGACACGACCTGCGTTGTGACGCTTGAGGAGCGATAAGCATGATCAGCCACGGGTTCGACAACGCCCCGCAGTACTTCACGATGGATGGCGCGCCGACCAATACGGACACCGTTATCGGCAGTGTGCGCACCAACAAGGGCATCGAGATCTGCACGATTGAGGTCAAGAACACGCACGCCAGCAAGGCGCTGACGAACTTCGAGGTCTGGGTAAAGCCCCACGCGGCAAGCGATTTCATCAAGCTCGTGGACGACTTCTCCACCGAAGACAGCGTGATGTTGACCTGCACGGTTGCGGCAGACACGCTGGCAGCGCAAACATCGAGCGTGCTTATCCTTCGCACCGGCCCGATCGACGCGATTCAGTTCCGCGCGGCGGTGGGTTCCGGCACGGGAAGCCTTACCGTCCGAGGCGGCATGAACTGATGGACGATCGTGAATTCTGGCTTACCATTCGACGGGCGATACTGATGGTATCAGGCGCCATCGAGAAACGGTTCGGGATAAAGACGGCTTAGACGACCGACAGACAGCCCCCAGGGAAACCTCGCGGCGTACCACTCTTCGGAGATGGTGCGCCGTTTTTGTTTGGAGAATGAATGCCGCGAGCAAAACGAGATGCCCGAGTGCATGCGTGGGATTACGAGCAAGTATCCCGCCAGTACGGCCTCGAATACACGAACGACTCCATTATTCAGGAGACGGTTGTGCGCAGCATTGAGCCCACAGGCGCGCGGGGAGAATTAGAGTCCACCGGCACCGAATTCTTCAACAAGACGTTCTTCCCTGACGTGTACAAGAAACCTTACACGGCGCAGCAGTACGAGTACCTGAAACTCATCGACGACGACACCATCCCCTTCCTTGCAGTGCTTGCCCGCCGTCGCTTTGCCAAGACGACCATCGGACTTGGCTACCTGACGCGGTGCCTCGCCAACCGTTTGCAGAAGTTTGTGCTGTATCACAGCGCGATCTATGACATCGCGGCCCAGCGAACGGAAGCATTGAAGGGCATGTTGTTGTCGCCGCAGATCGGATCGGTGTACGGCAACCTTAACCCAGAGCGGTATCAGGGGCGTTCGCCTGCGTTCAGCAAAGACACGTGGTTCCTCGTTGACCCTGGCACCAATGTCCCGTTCGCTTGCGTCTCCCCCAAGGGCGCCTTGCAGACCTGCAACGGCTCTCTGGCGCCGCTCGACAACGGCATGCACCGTGTCTCGCTAATTTGGGCGGACGACTCCCAGCCTCGCGCCAACATCGAGAATGAGACTGTTCGCGCGCGCTACGAGGAATGGTTCTACGCCGAACTCTTGCAGACGGTGGATAACGACGAGCAGCCAACCGCGAAAGACCATCGCTGGGATGCCCCCGACACGGGCGTCTGGACTGCACCGTGGCGCGTGATCCTCTCCGACACCTGCAAGCACATCGACGCCCTGATGATGAATGCGCTCGCTGACCCTGAGTGGCACAGTCGCATCTACCCCATTGCGGTAGAAACGTCGCCAGGTTGTTACAAGAGCCTCGAAAGCACCGTGACTGACAAAGCGGTGCGCGCGCTGGCGGCACGTTTCCGCTCGCGCATGGACCTGTTTGCTCGCGAATACCTGTGCAAGCCACGTTCCTCCGAGACGCGAGGTTTCAGCCCCGACTGGTTCAAGCACTACAACGACCGTCGCGAAGAAAAGAAGTGGGGCGAGGAAGCAAAGCGCTTCATCGTCGTTGACCCTGCCTGCACGAAGGGCAAGCAGAGCGCCTGCACGTCGATTCTGGGGTGCTCAGTGAATCCCTACGAGCGCAAGATTCGTTTCCGCGACAACGTGGTCAAGAAGATGTACCCCGAGGAGATGTTCCGCAGCCTGTTCGACATGGCGCTGGCGCTCAAGACGCGCACGATTGCCGTGGAAATCACGGGCGGCAGCAAGCTGCTCCAGTACACCTTCGAGCAGGCGGCAAAGGCACGCGGGCTTGGTGGTCAGATTCGCTGGATCTGGTTGAAGTCCAACCGCACCGAGTACGACGGCGACGAGGGCATCAAGGAACAGCGCGCGGCGATGCTCATCCCCTATTACGAGGATGGGCTGATCGAGCACGACGAAAGCATGAAGAACGGGCCGCTTGAGCGCGCCCTGAAATCTTTTCCGTCCTGCAAGTTTTGGGACGCTCCCGACACGGCTGGCCATTCGCTTGCCGTGATGAAAGAGCTTGGAGTCCTCCTTCACCCCGACCCGAAGAAGATTCTCTCCTTCGACACGGATGAAGACTTGCACGCCGACAAGGAGCTGGAAAGCTACCTCTCCAGCCTTGATTGGTGCATGACATGATCTCCGACAAGAAGCTATCTCAAGAGCTGGTGCGCAAGATGCGCGACAAGGCCAGCGGCAACTACCCGAAGGGTGTCGATCTCCGTGTGGGATCCAAGACGCATGACGACCTGTTGCGCATGCTGGAGAAGTGCGCCGAACGCGGGTATGCGGCCAACGAAGAGATCGTGCCAGAACTGCGCAACGTGGACCGGCAAATCGATGGCTACATGGAAACCGACTGGTTCGACAAGCAAATGCTTGCCAAAGACCCACGCCGACCAATGACCATCGTGTTCCCGATGGCTGCTGCTGGCAACAATCGCTTTCTGACGGCCATGCACCGCACCTTCAACACGAAGGAACTCCTGCACCGCTACAAGGGACCGGGGGGGCGCAAGCGCGCGGCAGCAGCCGAGGTTGCAGCCTTGGTCAACGGCTACCAGAGCATGCGGTTCAAGGAACGCCGTGCCAACGACATTCACTGGGGGCAGGCGCACGACCATGGCCGCGCCTACATGTGGGGTAAGTGGAGCAAGAAAACCGCTCCAGCCTACACCATCACCCAGGTAGACAAAATCATGGAAGTCGTCCTGAGCCAGTATGGCGAGGACGGCTACAAGGCTGGCGATCTTGTTCGCCACATGAGCGACGAAACGGAAGTCATCTGCGAGGGCACCGAATGGATCCCTCTTGACAACTACCAAGTGCTGCTAGACCAGAGCAAGGCGCCTGACCAATTCCATGAGTCGGGCTTCTTTGGCTGGATGACGACCACCGACAGCCAGATCCTTCTGAACTCCGAGGCAGACCCCGAAGAAAACCTGTTCAACTGCCAAGCCCTTCATGCCTACGTTAAGGAAGAGGGCGGACTGAGCCGGTTCTGGCGCAGCCAGAGCGACCGCGAAGAGCGTGCAGGCGTCGATCCCGACAAGGCCATGAATCATCAGGGCGACAGCACCGAAGTCCACGTGATGTATATGATTGTACGCCTCATTCCTCGTGACTTTGGACTGAGTGACGGCAAGACATCGCAGCTTTGGATGTTCGCCCTCGGCGCAGACCAAGTGATTCTGATGGCGCACCAATTGCGGCACCGCCACGGGGAATTCCCTGTGGTTTGCACCGCACCGAATGCCCGTGGACACCAGACTGCGCCTGTCTCTCACGCCTCGCGCCTGCTTGGACCCCATCAGACCATCAACTACATCATCAAGAGCCGGATGCAGCACCTGTGGACGGAGAAGAACGGGAAGCACCTTATCGACCCCGACATCGTAGACCTGCGCCGCTTCCGCGAAATGTCCTCTGCTGGCGGACCTTTCATCATCCCGCTCCAGAAGGACCGCCCGCTCGACCGCAGCATCAAAGATGCCTACATGGCCATCCCGACGCCCGATTCCAGCGCAAACATGTGGAACGACGTGGCGCAGATGATTGCCATGACGCGCGAGAACGACGGCGTGCAGGACGCGCAAAGCCTCCCTGAGCGCGTGACAGCCACCGGCATTCAGGCGTTGCAGGAAACCCCTGCGGGCATCCTTGCCTTGACCGCCATGCGCATCGACGAGCAGTCGTTCCAGCGCCAGGGCTACCAGATGCTCTGCAACACGACCCAGTTCATGCAGGGCGAAGTGATGATCGACATCATGGGTGAGCAAGAGATGCTTATCCGCGAGCAATTCGGCCTGCTTCCGCACGAAGAAACGCTCTCCGTCACGGCTTGGGACATCGACCCCAACCTCGACGTGCAGCCAGTGATGACCGGCGCAGACGGCGGCATGAATACGGCTGCGCTAGTGGAGTTCGCCAAGACCGTCATGGCGCAGGAGGGGGTGATGCCGATGTTCCTCTCCCGCTACAACCTCGACGCAGTGCTCGACAAGTTCTGGAAAGAAATCGGGCTGGGAGAACTGAGCAACTACCGCATTCGCTTTGCCGATGACGCATCTGTCGCCGCCATGGCGCAGTCTGGCCAACTGGCGCCCATGGGACTCCAAGGCCCGAATGCGCAGGCTGCTGGCATGCAGCAAGCCCCACAGGGAGTGCCAGCATGAAACCGACACCAAAGCCCAAAGACTCGACAACGCCAGTGAACCCGCTGCGCCTGCACATCCTGCTTGGCGGCATCCAGCCGGGAGTCGTTGCGGGCACGGATGAAGAGCTTCTGGCCTACATCCACAACCCATTCTACCTCCAGCAAATCATGGGCGTACTGGAACTCTTGGACAGGTATTCGTCGCAACTGTTCCAGACAAACGACCCACTGGAAGTCATGCGCATCAAGGCGAAACTCGAAGTACTGACGCTGATTGCCGATTTCCCGGCGCGTGCGCTGGTTAGTGATAAAGCAACCCCCCCACAAGAGCAGCGCGAAGAGCTGCTGAACTACATCAAGGAGAAGTTCTATGGCAGACATGCCACAGACGCAACCGGAAAATAGCGAGCCGCAGGCTGTTGACCCTGATGACTACGCGGCATCTCTGGAAACTTCTGGTGACATTGACTCGTTCGATGAGCCGGAAGAGTCGCAGGTTGACCCTGATGCGCTAGAAGCACTTGAAGACGGCCAGTACACGCCGGAGATGGTCGAGGAGCTTCGACAGCGCCTGGAACTCGCCGAGAGCCTGGTCGATTGGGAGAAGGTGACGAACCCCGAGGAAGAGGCGGCGCCCGCCGTGGCGGACAATGCCGTAACGAGCATCGAGGACGCATTCACTCCCAAGCAATTCACCTACACGGATGACGAACTCGACGACATCCTTACGGAAGGGAACGGAGAAACCCTTGTTGGCCTGCTTGAGCGCCAAGCTCAGGTGATCCAGCACAACTCTAAGATTGAGACTGTGAACCTCGTGGCTCGCATGCTGGAGGGGCGCTTGCCGTTGGCGGTTGCGACCAACAACTTCTACGAGCGCTACCCAGAACTTAGCGGGCCGAAAGGCGAGGAGATCGTCTCGCGCACGTTCGATGCTGTGTGGGCACAAAACCCCAAGCAGACGAGCGTGCAACTCCTGCGTGCAACGGAGAAACGTCTCAGCCAAGTCATTGCGAAGGCGAAGGAAATCGCCAAGCATGGTGGCCAGCGACACAACCTCACGACACGAAATGCAGGATCGACGGCATTGGGGACCACCCCGCAAGCGCGGCGTGCCCCAGCACAACGAACCAACAACGCTTCGAGCTTGGCAGCCATCGGCTACAACCTCGACGACTAAAAGAAGGAGGACAGTTCCATGTCCGAATACCGCGACGCGAAAAATCGCACGCTTGAAACCGTTGACTACACCCCACAGGTGGTCAGCACCAGCACCACGATCGCCCATGCTGACCGTGGCAAGCTGCTGTATCACCTGTCCATGGCCGCTGGCGAAACGCTCACCCTGACCCTGCCCCCGGTGGCGGAAGCCATTATCGGCCTGCCGTACATGTTCGTCTGCACCGTCGATGGCGGCAGCAGCGCGCAGTTCACCGTGCAGGACAAGGACGACGCGATTCACTCCGGTCAGGACATCGCATTGGTGTTCAAGGACGTTGGCGACAACGCTGCGGTCCTGTGCAATGGCCAGTGCTGGTCGGTGATCTCCAGCGACCTTACCGCGTAAGGAGAGAACATCATGTCTGTACCCATGGCACACAAGATCAGCAACACCGAAGACTTGGTGGATGCGATCGGAATCGAGGCGGCAGGCACTGACGCGGCGCCGAAGCCTGGACTGCTTAACGGCTTGAAGATCGGTAGCTCCGACTACACGAACGACGAGCTTAACACAGCCCTGGGCGGTGGAGCCCCGGCAACGGCAGGCACCATCACGGCGTCGAAGCCCGTCATCGTCGATGCAAACAAGAAGGTGGATGGCGGCTTTATCAGCCGCATGGTTCACTCGAACACGGCTGCATCAACCGAGAACGCCGCCACGTCGCTGACCGCATTCTCCAACGGCACCAAGACGTTGCCTGTGCTGGCTGCTGGCGATGTGGTTCGCGCAAGCGGACTCGTCAGCGTCACCACACTGGGCAGCGCCACCAGCACCAATGACACGCTCCAGATCACCGTCACGCTCGGAGGCCAGACCATTCTGGATACCACCGCCGTTGCTGACGCGATCTTGAACGATCACATCGCGTTCGATGTGACTGCGGTCATTCGCACGGTGCATGCCTCGACCGGCACCGCGTACACCTTTGGAACCATGTCGGGCCAGATCGGCGCCGCCGCGTTTACCGGCGATGTCTATCACGGCGCAATTGGTTCCCTTGCGAGTGCAGCGGCAATGGATCTGGTTGTGAAAGCAGCCTTCGGGAACGCGGCCAACAAGACCACGCTCCAGTCTTTCGTCGTCCAAGTCAACTAAGGAAACAACCACATATAGCCCCCACGGGAAACCGTCGCGGCCTGCTCCTAGCGAGCGGGCCGTTTCTGTTTTTCAGGGCTTGAAGAAAGGAGGGCAAACATGCCCCCGTCACTTATCACCACCTCTGGTGCGCTTGTAAGCACCGACCGCATCGACGGAATCCATCAGCCGTCCCGCAATCCCAATGTGACTCGTTACACCCCGTTCTCGAAGTCGCACCCGACCTTGTGGCGCATGGACAAGATTGCCAAGGCCACGAAGGCGACGGTGGATGCCAATGAGCGCATCTGGTATCAGGCTGCGTACAACGGCCTGACCGGCACGGTCGGCGACATCCTCACGGAAGTCGGCGGCACCGCCTACACTTCCGGTGGCGTCGTAGGCACCGTACTCATCCTCAAGTGCGCCACGGCGTCCATCCCTGCCTTCCGCAACATTCAGCAGAACGATGCCGTCGCGATCTTCGACGCCGTTACGGGCACCGAGGTCTTTGCGCGCGTGACCGGCGCCCCGGTATTCGGTGGTGACAGCAACACCTACGTTTCGGTGACGCTGCTTACCGCAGATTCCGGCAGCATCTTGGCCAGCGCCTCGCTGACCTGGTGCGTGACGCAGCGCGCGGAACGCGAGATCTACGAGCTTGGAGATGCCGTCTCCGAGCACGAGACGCCCTACACCAACTACGTGCAGGAGATGAGCGAGGCTCACGAAATCTCCGAGCGCGAGTTGAATTTGAAGAGCGAACTCAACGAGAACCTCAAGGCCGACCGCGCCCGCGAGTCGCTGGTGCGCCTGATGCAGAAGCGCTTCCGCACCCTGCTTCTCGGCCAGCGCCTCAACGCGGGCAGCGGACGCTTCTACGCGGGCGGACTGTACTGGTTCCTGGGCCAGTACGAGTCTGGCAACTTCGTGAACTGGAAGACAGACACGACCTACTCGGCGTCCACCGATCGCGTGTCGAGCGGCACCATCCCCTTCCTGCGCGAGATTGCCATCAATGCGTCGAAGTACATCGACCCCACGGAAACGCTCACCATGCTGATGAGCCAGACCAAGAAGAACGTGCTGGCCAACTGCGTGCTGAACAGCGGGCACTACACCATCTCCAAGGAGACGAACGAGTTCGGCATGGAGGTTGACTACCTTTTGGGTGTCGGCCCGAAGATCGAACTCATGGTGGAAGCCGAGTTCAACACGAACCCGATTCTCGCCCAAGCCACGCCGCTCTTCCCGACGAAGTTCATCAAGGTCTGCCCGTTCAAAGGTGGCGGTCTGACGAACATTCCGTGGAGCACGATGCCCGCGCAGCGCGATGGCGACAACTTCAAGACCTCGATCAAGGGCGGACATCGCGTGATCGAGACTTACGAGTTCCACCATCTCGACTCGATGTTCTGGATTCGCAACCTCGGCGAAGACAAGTCCTAACCTAACCCGATTGGGGGGAGCGGCTGCGGTCGCTCCCCCCAATACGAGGGGGCATCATGGCAACAGCACTCGACATCACTACCCAAGTCAGAGCCAGCACGGGAAAGAAGAACCTGCTCAACGAGGCAGGCACAGATCTTTCTCGCGACGCTTACTGGCACCTGAATGCGGCCATCAAGTTCTTGTCTCGCTACACACCGTCGCAGGGCAAGGACCAGATCTACAAGACGACGCTGGCATCCAGCGCGCGGGGCTTTGTCGCTCCGAACCTTCGTTTCATCAACAACATTTCCATCGAAGATACTGCCGAGGGTGAAACTTACCTCGAACGCCTTGACTACCACGCTCTGCGGAAGCTGTGCTACGCAGGCCCAACGATTCAAACTGAACGCCCACTTTACTGGGCTCGCAATATCAGCGCACATGGCGGAACCACACCGGGCATCATCAACGGGTCTTTCGCCAGTGGCTTGACCGGCTGGACGCAAGGAGTAGACAGCGGTGGCAGCTATTCTGTCGCCAGCGGCGTTCTGTCGCTCGTGGACAGCGGATCCCCCTCTCCCGCCATCTATCAACGACTCCCGCAGATCTATGCCGAGACGCAGGAAGTCACCATCAATATCGCGACGGTCCCAGACGGCAATGTCCGCGTCGTGTTTGCGCTGTTCAATGAGGAGGAGCAGGCGTACACCGTTACGCATCAGGAGTCACTGAGCACCGCTGGATCGCATACGTTTGACGCAGGAACGGGCGGATCATGGGATACGATCGTTTTGCTCTACACGAGTGCGGGCACGAGCACAGCGACCATCAACTCCATTGTGCTTGTTACCGAAGAGGAAGTGGCGCAGGACACCGGGTACGCCAACGACATCATCATCGGCCCTATGGCGGACCAAGAGTACACGGTGCGCATCTACGGCGGGTATTACCCGGCCAGAATCACACTTCCTTCTGAGTACTCGTGGTGGATGGAGAAGGAAGAGGAGTGTGTCGTAGACGCCTTCCGGCTTTCCCTCGAAGGGCGATTGCACCGCAATCAGGAGGGCGAGAATCAGGAATACACCCGTCTCATGATGCAGGTGCGGCAAATCCAATCTGACCTGCACTGGGAAGAAGGCTTTGGCTCCAACCAAGACTTGAGGCTCGGACTATGAAGATGCACGGCAGCGTCCCCAAACCGATAGCGCGCATCTCGAAAGAGGAATTGCGCGAGCGCCACCTTCGGCGCGCACAACGCCGCAAGGAACAGGAGAAGCGCGAGGTCGAGGTTTTGCGCGAAGAGGTTGCGGCACTCAAAGAGCAGCTGGGAGGCGACATTGAGCTTATTGACGTTCAGCACAGCTTGCCAGACGGGGATTAGGCGCGAGGCGTTCACTGGACGCAATGCGCAGGTCTTCATCGACGCGAAGGGGCACCGTGCTACTGAGTACGGCATGAAGCCCTTCCATGCCCTTTATGACATCCCTGACACCGCCAAGCTCACTGAGCTTGGCGAGTCAAAGGCGTGGCCTTTTCCGCAGATATTCTACGGCAAGGCAGTGACGCTGATGTGCTTCGCCGACGCTATCTATAGCCTCGACTTGAGCACAAGCACCTATACGCTCATCAATACCAAAGACGCGACTGACACGACCGGCACGACATCCAAGGCGATTACTTCTGGCTACGACTGGCACTTCGTCGATCTCTACGACTGCTGGATGCTATTCAATGTGCAGTGCGTGGTCTTCAAGACGAAGTGGAGCGAGCACGTTTTTGTGCAGGATTCCGTGAGTGTATTCACGGGCTGCGCGCACAAAGAAGGGCGCGTCATCCTTGGCGGGTTTGAACCCTCGAACTTCGCTTCCATGGTGGACTGGGCAACGTTCTGGGAAACGTACGCTTCCGACCGGCCAGAGCAGGCGCAACTGCTCGACTCGGCAGGCGCGGACAGCAACTGGGTGTGGTGGTCGAGCTACTTCGCCCCAGACATGCTGCACCTGTTCTGGCAGGACATCCTGATTCACCAGTCCCTGAGCGCGAGCGACACGGGCTACAGCGCCACCGACCCGTTCGTGCTGGAACTGGAGCAGATGAACCAGTCCGGCCTTCGCCCGCTCCCCTGGCGCGGCGCTATCACCAACGCTATCCCCCTCGGCAACGGGGTGGCGATCTATGGCGATGGCGGTTCGAGTGTGCTTGACCCTTACGCCGACACCTATGCCGTCGTGACGCCGGTAAACATGCCGCAGCAGATGAGCCTTCCGATCGGCTCAACGCGCACGTGCGTTGCTGGCGACGAGCGCCGACACATCCTTGTCTCAGCCAGCGGAGAGCTTTGGCAGATTGACAACACCTATCGCGCCGAGCGACTGGGCTACAAGGCGCCCATCTCATCGCTTGACCTCGCGACGCTCATGGTAATTCACGAGCCCTACCACGATGAGTTCTACATCGGGGATGGCAGCGGAGATGCGTTCCTGCTCAACAAGAACGGGCTGACGCGGGCGCCGTGGATGCCGTCCAGAGTCGCAGGACTTGGCCCCGGCGAGCTTTATGGCGCTGTGTTCTATCTCGATGATGCAGCGTCCTACGTGACAGAAAAGTTTCGCGGCCCATCCGGCAGTGTCGAGACACTTTCCAGAATACTCGTGGTGGGAATGAATTCCTCGACTAACGGCTGGGAGGCAAGCATCAAGTATCGCCTGCGCCCGCAGGACGACTTCACGCAAACCGACTGGTATGAACTGGACGGCGAGGGTGGCGTTGATTTCGGCATTCCCTACCTCGAAGCAGAGATTGCATTGCGCGCGAACGACCGCGAGGCAGTCACCCTCGAAGACATTCGCGTCCTCACTGAACCCATGAACAACCCGGCCATGGCGCACTGGATTCGTGCAGCCGCGCCGGGTGCAGCAACGGAGTAGACCCATGCAAACGATCACCCTTGACCAGCATCTCATCAACGGATTGCGCCCCTACTCCGACCTGCCTGTGGATGCCCCCTACATGCAGAAGATGCGCAACCTGATGGCCACCGAGCGGCGTGCCAAGCAGCTCCCGACATTCAACTGGCCCGCAGGCTTCCAAGCGCAACACGCGAGCTTCCCGCACGCGGAGCTTTACTCTGACGACCGCACTGCGATGGCGGCAATCAACAACACGCTCTACACGATCGACCCTTCGGCCCTGACGACCACGGCCATCACTGCCTACGGTCCAGAGGGCAACGTGCTCTCCAATGGCACGTTTACCGGCAATGCTACGGGTTGGACGTTGGGCTCGGGCATTGCCTACTCCTCGAACGCCATCGCATTCACCGCAGCATCGGCAACGGCAAAGCAGCCCAAGGCCAGCATGACAACGCAGTGGACAAGCGGGGTGACATACCTCGTGACATTCACCGTGGCGAGCTACTCTGGCAGCGGCACGCTGACTGTTGGCACGAACACCACGGCATCGCAGGGGGGCAGCGCAGTAAGCACCAACGGCACCTACACGCGCCTTGTGCTGGCCGACTCGCACTCGGACGGGCTTGTTTTCACGGCTGCATCGTCCCTGACCTGCACGCTGGACACCGTGACCGCCGTGCCCGTATTCGCAGCGACCGGCAGCGGGGCGTGGCAGTTCGCCAGCTTCCTCGACATTTGGTTTGCCACGAACGGCACGTCGTTCATGTGGCGGATTCCCGGCTCCACCGATAACCGCACCCTGGGCAGCACGACGACCGTCTGCAACGGCG